GCTGCCCTGGCATTGGAACGGATAGCGGTCAGACCGGACGCTTACGAATTGGGCGGTGGAGCGGGATATCCTGCCCCTGTCACCGGCAACCGGCGTCAAGCCGGTGGCGAAAGAGGCCAGCCGAGACCGGGTGCTGACCGATGATGAAATCCGCTGGTTCTGGCAGGCTTGCGAGGCCGAGGGTTTCCCGTGGGGGCCTCTCGGCAAGGTGGTGCTGCTGACCGGACAACGGTTGAACGAGGCGGCGCAGATCACCGAGGGCGAAATCCGGGGCGATCTGTGGCACCTCTCGGCAGACCGGACGAAGAACGGGCGGGCGCATGACGTGTCCCTGTCGGAAGCGGTGCAAGCGGTTCTCGGCGCTGTGGAACGGATCGAGGGGAAACCGGGCTTCATCTTCACCACGACCGGCACGACCCCCGTTAGTGGGTTCTTCAAGGCGCGGGCACATCTGGCCGAGGCAATGGAGCGGCTAGCGGCGACGGAACGGGGCGATGCGGTGGAAATCCCGCGCTGGACCTTTCACGATCTGCGCCGGACGGCGGCGACGGGGATGGCGCGGCTCGGCGTTCAGGTGCGGGTGACCGAGGCGGTTCTCAATCACGTCTCCGGTACCGGCGGCGGGATCGTCGGCGTATACCAACGCCACGACTACGCAAGCGAAAAGCGCGCGGCGCTTGACGCATGGGCGGCGCGGGTGACCGCCGTCGTGAGCGGCATGCCCAGCAATGTCATCCCGAGGCGGGACGTCGCCAATGGGTGACGTGCGCAAGCGTGGAACGGGCCTGATGGCGCGGCACGAAACAGAACACCCGCCCGACGAAACCGAGGCCGTGGTTGCCGCTTTTGCGGCATGGGGCGAAGAGCTTCCCGACGCGGAACCCGGCGACTGGCCCGGAGACGGGCTGCGGCGCGCCAATGCCGCCGCCTGTCGCGCGATCCTTGCCGCCGCCGGGATCGAGGACGATGGCGCTCCGGTGGTGAACCTCGGACGCATCGGCGCGCTGCCGGATCGCTCGGCGGCTTGGATCGCGGCGCATTGGCTGGCCGCCTATCATTCGCTCTCGCGCGGGCGCGCGCGGGTGGCGGCGGGAACGGCTACGCCCGAGACGCTCGCGCGAATGCTGATGGACGCTGAGACCATGGGGCGCATGCAGGAGCGGCTGTGGTGGCGGGCGGGGATCGACCCCGAGGCAGGCGAGACGCGCGAGCAGCTGGCGCTGACCGGCAAGCCGGTGAAGATCGGGCAGAGGGCCGGGGCGGCGGCGACGGCTAAAGCGCAAAAGCCTAAACGGGATGTGCGGCTGGCAAGGATGGCGGAGCTTGTGCAATCCCTGCCAGTCGAAAAGGCCGCGCGCCAATGCGAGGCCGAGGGCCTTGGCACGTGGTCGGCTATTCAGCGGCAATGGCATCGGGCAATGGCATCGTAACAAATAAAATCCGGACACCCAGCCCACTGTCCGGGATTAAGCCCCTATGTGCCCTTCACGTTCAAACGATGGGGCACGAGATGGAAAAAAGACTAATCACGGCAAGTGCTGTTCGGGCAATGCTCGGCGGCGTCTCCGATATGTCGCTATGGCGCTGGCTGGCCGACCCGACACTTGATTTTCCCCGACCGATCCGTATCGCGTCCCGCCGTTATTGGCGCGAGGCGGAAATCATTGCGTGGATTGACATGCGCGCTGCCGCCCGTGCCGGCGAGGCTATCGCCGATGCGTGATGCGCAACTAGAAAAAGACGTCGCTAGCGATATTCGGGCTTTGCCTATCCTGAAAAAGCCCCGCCCGTCGACCGGTTTCGGGCGGCTGATCAAGACCGCCCATGCCGCAGTCGCGCGGGACATCGGCTATTGCCTCACTTTGGGCGACCGGGACGGATGGCGCGGCTTCACGACGGTAATTCGGGCGCGGCTGGCCCCCGGGGAACGCGCCGAACTGGCGCGGGCGGCGCTGATGGCTTGCGATGACACCGACCTCGCGATGATCTTCGAGGCCGCCCGCGACGACGGCGCGGGGCCGCCGGTCGCGTCCTTTGACGACGTGGCGGAGGAAGCGCGGCTTTGGGCGGAATGGGCGTCGCCGGGGGAGGTCGCGGCCTACGCGGTGGCTTGCCTGTTTCGCATGACCCCGCATGACCGCGACGCGTTCGTCGCCTTTGCCCAGAGGAGGGCCGCGGCATGAATGGTCATCTTTTGACCGAACAACCGGACGACAGCTGGATTCCCCCGACGGACTTTGAAGCAATCGCAGCCCGCGTCGGCGGTGACCGGCCTTTTGATGATGCAGCGCCGCCGACCGGCGACGTTGAACTGACCGAGGATGCAGTCGCCCGCGCATTCAGCGCAAGGTTCGCCGCGCGGCTGCGTTATGACCACGACATCGGCGCATGGTACCAATGGGAGGGCGATCACTGGCGCCAGGACGGGACGGACCTCGCCCTCGACTGGTGTCGTGCCATCGCCCGCGAGCAGTCGACCGCTGCCAAGGGCCGCGTCAAGGCGACCGTGCGGCGGCGTTCCTTCGCAAGCGGCGTCGAGGCCTTCGCCCGCGCGGATCGCGCCCATGCGGTGAATCAGGACGCGTGGGATGACGACCCGTTCCTTTTGGGCGTCCCTGCCGGCGTGATCGACCTTCGGACGGGCCGACTCGGCAAGCCCGACCCGCAAGCCGGGATCACCAAGCGTGCCGCCGTCGCGCCGTCTGCAAAGCCCAACTGCCCGCTATGGCTCGCCTTCCTCGAACAGGCCTGCGGTGGCGACGAGGCGATGATTGCCTTCCTCCGCCGATGGTGCGGTTACAGCCTGACCGGCGACACACGAGAACACGCGCTTATCTTCCTTTACGGCCCCGGCGGGAATGGAAAAAGCGTCTTCTTGAATACCGTTAGTCGGATCATGGGCGACTACGCGACGACGGCGGCGATGGATACCTTTACGAGCTCGCGGGGAGACAAACATCCGACCGAATTGGCCATGCTGCGCGGGGCTCGGATGGTGTCCGCCAGCGAAACAGAGGAAGGCCGAGCCTGGGCCGAGGCGCGAATCAAGCACCTGACCGGCGGCGACAAGATCACGGCGCGATTCATGCGGCAGGATTTTTTCACCTATCTGCCTCAATTCAAGTTGACCATTGTCGGCAATCATGCCCCGGCTCTGGTCAATGTCGACGATGCCGCGCGCCGCCGTTTCAACATTGTCCCATTTATCTACAAGCCGGAAAACCCCGACCGGCAACTCGAAACTAAGCTGGAAGCCGAATGGCCTGCAATTCTGCGGTGGATGATTGACGGCGCCGTAGAGTGGCTGGCAACGGGCCTGCAACCGCCCCAAAGCGTCCGGACTGCGACTGAGGCGTATCTGAGCGAACAGGACGTGTTTTCGAGCTGGTTGTCTGAAGTGTGCACGCTGACACCCGCGAACGCGACGCACTACGAAACCGCCAGAGATTTGTTCAAGTCATGGGCGGACTTCGCACGGGCAAACGGCGAAGAGGCCGGTTCGACTAAATCCATGGGTGCGCGACTCCGGAAGCACAGACTTAAGTCGGTGACGCGCTCGGCGAACGGTCGGAGCGTAAGGGCTTGGGAAGGCATAGAAATCCTCGGAGGAATAAACGATGAAGGCTGAAAACCAGAGTGACGCCCCTACACATTACAGATCATTACACGTTTTTCCTATTATCGCCCTACACGCGCGCGCGTATAGCGGGGATGCGGTTTTACGCGTGAGACCTGTAAGACCTGTAAGACCTGTAAGACCTGTAAGACCTGTAAGACCTGTAAGACCTGTAAGACCTGTAAGACCTGTAAGGCGTAACATCGGAGGAAAAAGGGGAATAAACCCTCAAGGTTTATTCCCCTTTTTTCACCACTGGTTCGAGAGGCAAGTCGAATGATCGACCAAATCAAGAAATTGTCCCGCACGGCACGTCGGCAGGCGGCGAAGACGTTAGCGCCGGTGCTCGCGAAAACATTCGTGAGCCACGGCGAACTGATCCGCCACCCGCTCGCCGTTGCGGCGTTAGAGCGGGGTTGCCACAGAATGCTGCTCACCGGCGAACCCGCCGTGATGAAACTGTCGGATCGCGAGGGCCGCGCGTTCCCCGGCAATGCGCCGCCGCCCGCGCTCCCGTTTGCGCCATGGCTCGCCGTTGGCCTGGATTACGCCGGTCTCGGGACTTACCATATTCAATGGATTGCGGGCGACCCCATTTTCTGCCGGCAGACAATCGAAATTCACATGATTGAGGCGCTAAACGATGAATACACGCAACAGCATCGAATTGATTAGAGCGATGATCGCTTTTTCAATTGACCGTAGCCAATAATCGCGCGAGGGTTTGACGCATGTGCGCGCTCATCAAAAATGGTGCCAATACCGGCGATCCTGTGAAAACGGGAGACCGACTGTTGCCTTTCCCTTTTTCGCTCGCAACCGGATCGGTGGCGGAGCGGGCAATCGGCTTCCTCGAAACGCTTTCGGTGCCGGAGGGGCCTCGGGCCGGACAGCCTGTCACGCTTGCGCCATTTCAGAGGAAATTCATCACCGGCGCGATGGCGGATGATATCTCGACCGCCGTGCTTTCGATTGGCCGGGGCAACGGCAAATCCGCTCTCGCGGCGGGCCTCGCTTTGGCGGCGCTTGTCGGCGTGATCGACTCGCAGCCGCGCCGGGAGATCGTGGTTGCAGCGCGGACCCGGGAGCAAGGCCAAATTCTCTGGCAATTCGTTTCGGGATTTGCCCGCAGTCTGCCCGACGGATTGCTTGACGAATTCATCTTCCGGCGGGCGCCCCGGCTTGAAATCGAATACAAGGGCGACGGCGGCGGGCACGTTCTGCGCTGCCTGCCGGCGGACGGCAAGACGGCGCTCGGGGGCGCCCCGACTTTGGCGATACTCGACGAACGCGGTCACTGGGATCGAGACCGGGGCGATGAGCTGGAGCACGCGCTTTTGTCGGGCCTCGGCAAGCGCGGCGGGCGCGCGCTCATTATCAGCACAAGCGCGCCCGACGATGCGCATCCGTTTTCGCGGTGGCTCGATAACCCGCCGGAAGGCACCTATACGCAAGAGCATCGTCCGCCCCCGGGATTGCCGGCGGATGACCTTGATTCAATTCTGGCCGCAAACCCCGGCGCGGAATACGGGATCGGCGCAGGCGCGGATTGGCTGGTGGCCGCCGCGCGCCGGGCAATCGCTCGGGGCGGATCGGCGCTGCAATCATTCCGGCTTTACAACAGAAATGAGCGGGTGTCCGGTGAGACGCGCGACCTCCTCTTGACGCCCGACGAATGGCTTTCCTGCGAGGTTAACGACCTGCCCCCGCGCGAGGGCGATGTCGTGATCGGCCTCGATTTGGGCGGATCATCGAGCATGTCGGCGGCGGCCTTCTACTGGCCCCTCACAGGCCGGCTGGAGGCGCTTGGCGCTTTCCCGACCTCCCCCGTCGCTGCTCGACCGTGGGGCCGCTGACGGCGTTGCTACGCGTTATACGGAGATGCGTGATCGCGGCGAACTGATTACGCTCGGCGACCGGACGGTGCCGCCCGCGCCTTGGCTCTGCGAATTGGTCAGGCGCATTCCCGGCCAGACGATTGCCGCCGTTGTCGCGGATCGTTACCGTCAATCCGAAATTCAAGAGGCGCTGATCCGGGCCGGAATTCATGCGCCGACAATCTGGCGCGGGCAAGGTTTCCGTGACGGTGGCGAGGACGTCGAACGTTTCAGGCGAGCGGCGTTCGATGGCAAGATCAAAACGCTTCCGTCGTTGCTGTTACGCTCGGCCATGGCCGATTCCGTTTGCCTGCGCGATCCTGCCAATAACGCGAAACTCGCGAAAGCGCGCTCGGCTGGCCGGATTGATGCGGCGGCGGCGACCATTCTTGCGGTGGCCGAGGGCGCGCGGATTGCGGGCCGGATGAATGAGGGCGGGATTCTTGAATGGGCATGACCCGGCAATATGAGCGGCATTCGAAGCACATCACGCGGACGCGGCGGTGGCAGGAATTGCGGCTCGAAATCCTGCGCCGGGATCGCTGGCAATGCCGGGAATGCGGCAAGCCGGGGCGGCTGGAGGTTCACCACATTAAGCGGGTGCGGGACTTTCCGGACCTTGCTTATGACCCGGCAAATCTTATGTGCTTGTGCGGATCGTGTCACACGAAAGTCACGAGAGTCGAATGCGGGCTGAATCCCGCGAAACCAATCAACGCGGGATGGCAAGAGGCCATTTCGCAACTCACGAAAGAAGGGATTTACAATGCTTGATTCAGTCAAGATCGCCCGGCGCCAGTCGGAAATCCGCCAGACCCTCGCCGGCATTGTCGGCAAGGACGGCGAAAGCGAACTGCGCCAGATCGAAGCGCTCGACACGGAATTCCGCGCGAATGAGATCAAATATCGCGGCGCGCTGATCGCCGAGGAAACCGAACGGCGCGAGGCCGGGGCGGAACTCGAAACCCGCGCCGGGCGCGAATGGGGCGACCTCGTCGCGGGCTTCGAGTTGCGCCAGATCGCCCGCGCGCTCGACGAAGGCCGCCCCCTGGAAGGCCGAACTGCCGAGGTGGTGACGGAACTGCGCGGCAGGGGCAGTTTCCGGGGCTTCCCGCTCCCGTGGGAGGCGCTCGAACAACGGAATACCGTCGCAAGCGGGACCCCCGATCCGCGCTCGACGGCGCCGATCATTGACCGCTTGTTCCCCGCATCGGCGGCGGCGCGCATGGGCGCTGAAATGATCAGCGTCCCGCAGGGGCTGATCGAATGGCCGGTGACGACCAGCTCGGTGGCCGCCGCATGGGCCGATGGCGAGGCGCAAAACGTCGCCGGCCCGACCGCCTTTGCCACGACCGACCGCTCGATGAATCCGAACAAAACGCTCGGAATTCAGATGCGCATTTCGCGCCGGGCGCTCTTGCAAAGCGGCGCGGCGCTTGAGGATGCGATCCGGCGCGACATGAATTCCGCCGTCGCGCAGGCGCTCGACGCGGCGGTTTTTCTCGGCACGGGAGCGAACGGGCAGCCTCTGGGCGTGATCGCGGGGCAGTCGACCTATGGCATCACGGCAACCGCAATCGGCGCGGCGGCGACCTGGGCGGCGTTCCGCGCGGCGGTGGCGCGCTTCATCTCGGCGAACGCGGCTGGCGGGCCGGGCGATTGCCGGCTCATGATCCGGCCGGAAATCTGGTCTTATCTCGACGGCGCGCTGATCACGAATACCGCGACCAGCGAATGGGATCGCCTGACGGCGCAGATCGGGGCCGGGAGCGTCTTTCTGGCGACGAATGCACTCGCCGCCCCGACCGGCTCGCCGCTCGCATCGTCGGCGCTTCTGACGACAAGCGCGGGCGGCGTGGCGCCGATCTTTGTGGGCATGTGGGGCGCTATGGACCTCATCCGCGACCCGTTCACCGACGCACAATCCGGGGGCCTGCGCCTGACCGGGCTTGCCACCATGGACGTCACGGTGGCCAGACCGGCGCAGTTGGAAGTCCTGACCGGCGTTCGGCAGGCATGATGCTCTGGGCGGCGACCTCCGGCGCTATCGAGATCAGGGCCGAGGGCGGGGCAACCCGCCTTCGCGCCTCGTTCCCGTATGGGTCGGAGACGACCCTTGCCGAGGGGCGCGCCGAGGTTTTCGCCCCCGGCGCTTTTCGGGCTTCCCTTGGCTCGGGCGGCGATGTGCACCTGTTGCTCGGGCACGACTACGGCAAGCCTCTCGCCTCTCGGGGCGCGGGGACGTTGACCTTGCGGGACGGCGAGGATGCGCTGCATCTGGAAGCCGAGATTGACGGGGGCACGACGTGGGCGAGCGATTTTCTGGCCGCGCATCGGGCCGGGCTGATCAGGGGCATCTCGCCGGGCTTCCGCGTCCCGCCCGGCGGCGACCGCGTTGAGCGTCGCGGCGCGGGCTTGCTGCGGACGGTGCGCGCGGCGGACCTGCATGAGGTTTCGGCGGTGACGGTCCCGGCCTATCCGCAAGCGCAAATCGAGGCGCGGGCATGGCAGCCGGGCGATGCGCGCGACGATGGCCTGCGTCGGACGCTTGCGCGATGGAGGGCATGACATGGGCCTGATGGACCTATTCCGTCGCAAGCCTGAAACCCGCGCGACCGGCGCAGGCTATACCGCCGCGCTCTTGGCCGCGCGGGACGGCTGGATATCGGGATCAACCGGGCTGGCCGAGGCTACGGCCACGGTGCAATCATGCGTGTCTTTATGGGAAAACGCCTTCGCCATGGCCGCCGTGAGCGGGACCGATATCCTCGACCGGCGGACGCTGGCGCTGGCGGCGCGGGCGCTGGCGATCCGGGGCGAGGCGGTTTTCCTGATTCGCGATGGCCGGCTTGTCCCGGCCTCCGATTGGGACGTCGCGACCGTCGACGGCTTCCCGAGGGCATACCGGCTTTCCATCCCCGACGCGGGCGGGGGCCGATCCGCAACCCAGCTGGCGGGCGAAGTGCTGCATTTCAGGATCGGCGCTGACCCGGCTGCCCCATGGTCGGGGCGCTCGCCTCTGTCCCGCGCCGCTCTTTCCGCCGGCCTCCTGCATGAGATCGAAACCGCGCTGCGCGACGTCTTCCGAGATGCGCCGCTTGGCGGGCAGACGCTGCCACTCCCGGCGATGAATCTGCCGCAGATGGAAGCCTACAAAGACAGTTTCCGGGGCAAGCGCGGCAGGGTCCTGATGTTCGCGGCGCAAGTCACCGGTGAGCTGCAGCCCGTCCCAGCCGAGCAACTCACGCCTCATCTCGAGAAAGCCGAGACGGTGGCGCATCTGACCGCCGCGCGCGATTCGGTGGCAATGGCATTCGGCGTCTTGCCGGCGCTCTTGAACGCATCGACGACCGGCCCCGTGGTGCGCGAGGCGCAACGGCATCTCGCGGCCTGGACCTTGCAGCCAATCGCCAACCTGATCGCAGAGGAAGCCTCGGCAAAGCTAGGCACGGCGGTGACAATCGACACGATCCTGCCGCTTCAAGCGCACGACGCGGGCGGGCGGGCGCGGGCGCTCTCGGCGGTGATCGAGGCCATGGGGCGCGCCAAGGAACTCGGCCTGTCAACTGCCGAGGTTTCGGCGGCGGCGCAGATGATCAATTTCGGCGGGGGCAGCGACCTCGCCTGACAAGTCAGGGCAGCGCCGGCCCGCGTGACAGGCGCGCGAATGGCGACGGTTAGTCGGGCGGTGCGAAAACTCCGACAAGGCGCGGCGGGTTTTCCTTTAGGCTCGGGCGCGCCAGACGAAGCCGGGGCGGCGCGGGATGTGGCGCCCCGGCTACCTTTTTTCCGCGTTCGGCGGAATGCCCGAATCCGGCTGTCAGACCATTCCCCAACAAGCGGACCTTGTTCCCCCAGTGTTCCCCCGCCGAGGCCATGACGGCGGACGCTTTCGGGTGGTGTCGACTAAATCTATGATTTTTTTGGGATTTTTGGCTCCGGCGGTAGGGATCGAACCTACGACCAATTGATTAACAGTCAACTGCTCTACCGCTGAGCTACGCCGGA